GTCCTGACCCATGGCCAAAAGCTCTCCAGTTGTGATGAAGTTTTGCCCACCTACCGTAACCTGTAGATACTTCTGGCGACCGGAGGCATCCTTCTCTGTCAGATCAACTGGAATTTCAGGGTCCATACATGCATCATAGCCAAACAGATGAAAGGACCGGAATCCAAAAGTGTGCATCAGGGCAATAGCCCGCATGGCAGCACAGGTTCCTCCGGTGATCATCATCCTGTCATGGATATCCTTGAAAGTCATGACAGCATTTGAATAGGCATCCCAACCGATAATCTTGGCACCCTTCTTATTCAGGTGATAGGTAACTGAGGGGTCTGTCATGCTTGCCACAAAATAATAGGTATATGGATACGGCTCTTCAAGGAGATCCCGTCTTTTCACCCCATGTGTCGAGATGCCGTCCAGTTCCCGTGGATCAAGGATGACGCAGCCCCATGGAATGATCCCATTATCCAGAAGGAAATTATGAGAATGCTTGACACATACAATCTTGTGACCCTCGTGATAGAGATCCCGGATCTTCTCCAAGTCCTTCTTGATTGTCGGACCGGCTGATACACAGACGGCAGTCTCTGTATTCCAACGGAATCTGTTTGATACCCATTTCTTGATGATAAGATGATTGGCCTTGATGTTGTTATGGATATATTCATCAGGGACACAATCCTTTGGCTGAACCTTGATAGGAACTTGGATGTTCTCAAAGTCTGGCGGGGCTGGTAAAGTTGAATTGCAGGCGTATGCCAGACAGGTAATACCGCCACCTTGGACAGCATCACGGGATGGGATGACACCCTTATGATAATCCTCCGGTAGTTCCTTGTCTACGATCTGGTTGCACCCATAAAGTTCCGTGTCAAAGCTGAGGCTCCCGTCCCCATCCTTCTTGTAGTAATCATCAAAGACAATCACAGGAACATTCTTCAGGTTCTCGTAGTCTGACCTGATGGTTTCAACAGAATGACCACCGTCAATGTAGGCAAAGTCAGGGGTGTATCTGGATAGAATTTCCGGGAGAGTCTCCCGTGAATTACCCTTGACTAGTTCAAAGGATACCTTCTTACCCTCAAGAAGAGCATCCTTGGAGAATGTGTTAAGCAGGGCCTTTACATTATGCAGGTATGTTCTCTGCTTTACATTACCCTCGATCTTATCCAGTTCTTCATTACCGTCTTCAAATAGGTCCAGTCCAACATAATGGACAGAATCAGAATTCTGAAGCGCAGCCGTAATGAGACGGAGTGCCCTCTTTCCATTCCAAGTTCCGACTTCAAGAAGCTTTGTTCTGCTATAGTGTTGGATGAACTTCTCAATGTCCCGATAACGGTTAGGACCGGGTTCATACGGAGAATTGAGAATGCTCTTTCTGCCACCCTTGAAATGAATGAAATATTCTGTGAGAGGAGAGTAATCAAAAGCCTCAAGAGAGGCCGCATGTGGCGATAGATTGTGCGCTGTAATTCCATGATTCTTGTGGATATTGAGGAGTCTTTCAAATGAGAACGCATCAGTCCATTCCCTTAGTCCAAGGATTTCATTGGTTGTATATAGGGATCGCCAGTCTCTGAGGAAGTCGTGTGCCTTGTTATATGTCAGATTGAAACCGAGAAATCCTGTCTCGGAATAATCAATAACTCCGGCACGTCCAAGATGGACAATGTCGGAAGTGTCTGGAAAAATACTGTTTAGAAAAGATGGTTCAATCCTTTTGGTCGTCAGAACATCCGCATCAATCCAGACAAGCCATCCCATCTCATCTTTGACTGACATCTTATTTACATGGTCACAGATGGCGAAAACCTTATGTGAGAACTTTACAGCATCCATACGATAGTTATAAGGAGTGCCCCCATTAAACTGAGCGTTTCGTTCCTTGAAACTAACAAGCTGTTGATTCTTATCCAGTGATACATAATTGATGTTCTTTGCCTTGATAACATCTTTCGGAAGCTTTCCCCCATTATAGTATGCCGTAAGCCTGATATTCTTTGGCCAGAACTTTACCCATGATTCTAAGAATCTGGAGGCATATGTATGATAGTCATCAACCTTGAAAGAGGTTAGAACAGTAATGTCTGATGTTAGTTTGATTTTATAAGAGGTTGTCATTTATGAGTCCATGATTGTAAAGTGATCTTCGTCAATACAGGCAATAAGAGCCCTGTACCATTCATCTGCAAACGGACATTCCTTGTATTCTAAAAACCAAGGACCTCCTTCTGTGTAATGGATGGCAGCAGGCTCGTCACCCTGTGTAACCCCGGCTACATAATTCCACTGTGGTGGGATTTCCCCAATTAAATCTGGAGAAGAAACCCAGCCAAACCCATGTAGAAATGTTCCGGTAGCCGAGTTAACCATTTCTGGAGTAAGCTTAAGATTATCTGGATGTTCCATGTTAAACATAATGAGTGAAGACCATAGCTTCATTGGATAATTTGATTGAATCTTGTTATCCATTTTGATGGTTGATGTTGGATTAAAATTAAACTTGACAACCTGAACTGCCTTTGAAGGATCGAAGTAGTCCATTACCATTGTATGAACATCCTTCAAGAAGAGGAAATCGCAGTCAACAAAAATCACAGGACCTTTGTTAATCCCATCTCGTCTTGCTAACTCAGGGACAAGAAACCGGGTAAAAGAAAACTCGGTTGAGAAGGGCTTACCATCAAGCTCATCCCAGTATTGTCCACTTCCGTCAATACGCCATGCTCTATTGAAAATACCTTCATTTCGTAGGGTCTGATGTTTCACTGGTACAACGTCATCTTCAAGGAGAGTACCTGAAGAATTTAGAAGAGAGGACCGACAAACCTGATATGCAATGTCTTCCCTGTTGTCATAACCAATATAAATCTTTGGCCAGTAGTTCATGTTATTACCAATCTAGGTAGCTTAGAGGAATACGATGAAAGGCCAAGCCCATTTGAATCTTTCCTCCTTCTTTCTTAAGGGTTTCGACATACTTCATCCAAAGGTCCTGACAATTATCTACAGAAGCCAGATAGGAAGAATAAGCCTTTTCACTGTCTGACATGGTCAGTTCCTTGAGTTCGTCCATTCGATCCTTGATTTCTTTTTCAAGTTCAGAAATTCTATCGGTGTCATTCATATTTATAAATCCACTTCTTCTTGATTGATCATGACCATAATGGCCTTGCTTACTGGTATATGGAAGAACTTTTCCCCTTTGTCAATATACCTGTTGCTTGCCTCTCTGACTTCACATGATCTCAGGATGGTTGCCGGGATCTTCCAGAACCTCTCTTCATCTCCAGAGATAACATAAAATATCAGAGAATGATCTTGGTATTTATCCAGAAGCCGTTGCTTTCTAAATGGGATTCTTATCTCATCCCAATGCAGTGGCCACTCCCCATTCCATGCGTACTTGATTTCGGCCTCATGGAAATATCTCTTTCCATCCTTCTTTGTTTCAAGGTCAGCATGGTAGTTCTCTTCATCATCAAGAAGGGAGTGTCCTGACCTATTTAAATATGCCTTCAGAATATCCTTTGCTGTTTTATCGCTTTTGTTATAGAGGGTTCGAGAGAAAGCTTTTCTGACAACCATCACACGATTTCACAAAAGCCGCTTGAACATGCAAGCTCCTGTGAACCTTTTGTGTTGTCTTCTTTTTCAATCAGGGACAGCTTTGTCCAATCAATATGTGAAGGCATCTTCATGAGTAGTTCCTCATAATCTTCCTTGTTGATGTCAATGTAGGGAGCCTGCTGATAGATGTGGTCATCATAGGGTAGGAATGAGATACCGGAGAGGATATCAAAATTTCTCCAGCACCATGCTCCGACGTCAAGCCATTCTTCTTCTTTGACAGAGATTGTAACGGATGGCTTATGTTCACACCATGATGTGGCATAGATTTTCCAGAATTCAAGCTGCTCGATGGCACCCATATCATTCCGGCAGATGGCGTTTTCTGGTGTCTTCATGGGAAAAGAGAAGACAATGTTTTGTGAATTGCCTTTATCTACTTCATTGGGGATTCCACTTTCAACCATGAAAGTAGTGATAGGATCTTTGATATCGCTGCGTACAGAACGCACATAATAGGGGTTATGACGAGCATGAATACCGCTAGCACTATCCACAAGCTGAGATACAGTGCCGCTAGGCTTAACACAAGTAATAGCTGTACTTTCGTTAATACCCAGTTTAGCGGCATACTCATGATTGATTTCAATCGCATGATCCCGTAGATCATTTAGTAGCTCCTTCAGGTTGGCATTGTATTGAGTAAGAACGGGGCAATCCATGATACCAGTCAGGGACACGCCGAGCAGTCTTTCTTCCTCTGTGTTGTTCTTCCAAATTTTTCTAAGATACTTAAAGTTTGTCAGGGTTGACTGGATGGTTCCAAGAATGGTTGCAGCCTTGACCTTGTCCATCAGGGTTTCACGGGTATCATTGGGGCGGCAGACAACCTCTGTCAGGTTACAGAACTGGTTTGGCCGTAGAATAATTTCTGAACAGGGATTGGTTCCGAAATCATAAGTAGAATTTCTACGCTCGCTGTTTGCCACATGCTGCTTGGCGGCGAGACGATTGAAGATGCCACGTTCCCCGCTCTTGGAATTATATAGAGCTAGCCACTCTTCCATGAATACGCCGATGCTTGGGGTCTTCTTGTAACATACAGAATTATTTGCAAGTGCCCGCTGCGGTTCATAATTGAACCACTCCCCACTCTTGGCCGTGCGCAGGCTAGTGTCAGAGAGATCTGAGAGTGAGATGAGGGCTGAGCGACGAACACCGCCGACCACAACGACATCCCCGATCTTGCACATCAGGTCATGACACTCAATTGGATCTAGCCGTCTTCCTGCTGCATTTTTAAAAATTTTAACAGTAAAATTAAAGAGGTCATCAAGAGGAGCAGGACCTGATGCTCTTCCGCCAAAGACCTTCAGCAGAGACCCAGCTGGCCTGACAGCGCTGAGATCCCACTTTGGAATGGAGCCTTGGTAGAGAGCCCCAATAAGTTCTCTGAGACCACGTGCCCATCCTTCCTTGGAATCATCAACGATGATGACAGAGTCAGATTGTTCCATGTTCTCAGAAACGATAGGGAGCTTTCTGGTGTAATCTTCTTCTACAGAAAACCCAACCCCGGTACCATTCATGAGAATATACAAGGTCTCATCAAAGGCACGGGGATGATCAACAGGGAGATAGGAACAGTTATACCCGGCAATGTTCTCCCGTTTCAGGGCAGGCCCAGCTGTCATCAGGCACCGCATGGATGGCATTACCTCCAGCGATAGGACCTTGTTTTCAAGATACTCTCTTAGTTCAGAGGTCAGAAGATCAGAACCCAACTGGTCCTCAAAGAAGGAAAAATAACGATCAACTGTTTCAGAGAATGTCTCCCTTCTCTCCTCCTCCTTATTCCAACGGGAATATCTAGATAGATGGATATACTGCTGATATAGGGTTGGGAGTTGATTAGAGATCGTCATTTTGAAATCCTTTGAGGTTAATATCTGATCTGATCTGATAGAATGGCCCAGATTTTCCTACCATAAATTTTTCAACATAAACATGTACTTCCTTACCTTTCTGCAACCAGTAGTTTCGGATTCGGTTAGCAAGTCTCACGCTGTCTCTGAATGAGGAGACGTAATCTGGAATGTTTTGATCAATCATTTTCCGATAAGCCTTAATTCTATATGAAATTACGGATGACGCAAAGATTTACGAATGCGTGTCTCAAGCTCTATGACTCTCTTCTTTAGGTAGGCAACCGTGTCTTCCTGTTCCTTGGCTTTTTCCCTCATGCTGCTCCCGCCAAGCATATCATTCTGAAGGCGGTTGTTCAGTTTGTCAAGATTCATCTGAGCCACGGATGACATGCGGATATTAAGATCAGAGCAAAGCGCTGAGATATACCAGAGGACATCCCCGATCTCGTGGATAAGATCGTGGCGGATATCCTCGATAGAGATGTCACCCCGGAGTGTCTTCTTGATCTTGTTAGATACCTCTCCGGCCTCTCCCGCAAGCCCAAGGGCAGGGTAGATCACCTTTGAATTTTCTGGATAGATCGCTGTCTTTGAGGCATTGATCTGATATTCATCAATATCCATTAGTCTTTATCCTTTAAGTTTTTTATCAGCTATGATGTTACATTTAAGAATCAGGACACCATTGTGGTGCATGATTTCATTGGGACCATCTTCATAAAAAGAAGACAGAAGAACTATGTACTCTTCTGTTTCCTTAAACACCTGCCCAATGGTTGTCACGATTGCAGGAGTATAATTATCAGGATCATAGAGGCACCAATTAGATTGACCACCTCTGGCATCTTTCCATATTATCTTTCGGGTATCAGGTTTGTTCGACATTCTGAATAAGCCGATCAAGATACCAGCGGGCCTTTTTGAGGTCTGTGATACCATCCTTGTATTCATGTCTAAATACATACTTCATGATATTACCAAGATAATATCCCTTTAACTGATCCGGGGATAGCTTGGCTTCGATAATATCAATGACTTCCAGACCACCTGATTTATAGTGGCTTGGGTGATTAACCTTGTCATCATCACTCATCATAAGCATTTTCCTGATATGGAAGGGCGTCTTCAACGGGATCATATACCG